TTGATATCCCTGGTAGTGGCGGCGGTGGTGGAGACCCAGAAGGAGCTACTGGTGGACCATCTGGTATTGCTCATCCTACTGATGGAACAACAGGTGGTGGTGGTGGAGGTACAACTGGAGGATCTGCTACTCGTACTGGTGTAGTTACTAATGTTGTTGAAAGTTTGGGAAGTACAGGAAACGGATATGTTAGATTTACCTCAAACTATACGCAAACTATTGTCAATCCTTCTGGCGGTGGCGGTGGAGCAGGTGGAATATTGACTGTTGTTATTAATGGCGAATCTGATGATATAGGATCTTTTGGAACTACTGTTGTTGCTTCTATGCAAGGTCCTGGAGCAGCAGGTTCTGGTGGTGGAACTGCTGGTAGTCAAGGATATATTAGGTTGCAAGCTTTTGAAATTGAACCTGGTGCTTCTGAGGTAGTTGGAGTTAGTGAACCTGCAGGTAGAGTATATGACACTCCAGGTTTTCCAACAACAGTTCCATCTGGCACTGGGTCAACTGTTGGTGGTGATATATGGCATTCGTCTAGTCAAGATGTAAATGTAGTGACTCCTACAATAGGATCATTTCCTTCAGGAGGTACGTTAACTGGTAATCTATCTGATAGATTTATTGAATTTTCTGGATCTGGAAATCGTTTTTTACAATTAGGACCATTAAATCTTACATCAGCAGAGCAATTAGTTTTTACTGTTATTAAAGGAAATGGAACAAATGGTGGAGATTCTCCAGAAGAACCATTAGAATTGTATTATAAAACTTCATTAGATTCTCCAACTGAAAGTTTAATTCAAGTTGTAGTTCCAACTACTGTTACTGCTTCTGGATATGCAAACTATATTGTAAATCTTGATGAATCTAATCCAGCGAGAATTTCTGGGGCATATTTAGTTTTAAGACAAACAAGACCAGCAACTTCTGGAGATAATCAAAATCCAAATGCAGATGAACTAGATAAATGGGGAATTGCTCAATTTGGTATTGTCTATGGTGAAATATCTGAAACTGTTTTTACAGCAGCAACAAATGCTACAATAAAAGGAAATCTTGGATCTTGTGGTCCAAATTCTGGAATTGATGTTGTTCGTAGAACAGTTTCTGCAGGTGCATCTAATATAAGATTTACGGACGGAACTTTTACACTTTCAACCTCAACACCAATTTCTGTATTTGCTGAAGCACGTGTTCTAGAACCAATATCTCTTACTACTAGATATCATAGATCTAAGTATCTTATTAAATCTTTTTAAAATAAATAATTAGCAAAGAAATAATTATGGCAGAGCAGATGTCCAAAAATGTCGCATTATATTTGAATGCAGTTGAAAGAACTATTCAATACAAAAGCGTTCAAAAACAAATTAATGATTCTTATTGGGAAACTGATATTTTGCCAATACTATATCCTTTATGGGATAATGCTAAAGATAAACTTGAGATTTTTGTCTACAATAACGACAATAGTTATTTGATTCAAAGAACTAAGTATAAAAAGAATTTTAAAACAGGCGAATTTAAATGGGTATCTTATGAGTTTGATCCTGGATCATCAGCTGATTATTCTGTTGTTGAATTAAAAGATAGTTTAATTGAAAAATTTATACAATATAAAGATATTATAGAGAACACCTATGAACAAGCAATAATACGTGAATACGAAAGAACAAATTCTATCACTTGGAAAAAAATAAATTTAGTTAGGAAATTTTTGCTTCAAGATAGTGATTTTATATTTTCTTCTGATTACAATATAGATGATCAAACTAAATCTCTTTGGAGTCAATACAGACAATATATTAGAGATCTTCCAGAAATTCAAACAATTGAAACTCCTCTTGATGTATTTTTTCCCATTACACCAGATGAGTATTTAAAAAGAAAAGAATTGTATATTGAACCTCAAGTCTCTGAAATGGTAGGTGATCAAGGAATTAATGATGATTATCTTACAAGCTCATATCATTTTTGGAAAATGAATTCAAATACTCTTTCTACCTATGCACAAAGAATGAGTTTTTATATTGCATCTAAAGTTGCTACATCAGATTATGAAAGTAATACACGTGTCATGGTAAGTGAATTTATTACAAAGTTTACTGCAAATCCTGGTGTAGTTTCTGAAAGAATTAATCAAAGTAATGATAGTTTAAATCTAGATTTTATTGATTCTTTATTAACAAAAATTGAAACAGGAGAACTATAATGTTAGTATCAATGGACCCAAAAAGATTATATGAATTGATTCATTTTTTCTCGCGAGAAAATAATAAACATATTCTTGTCATTAATAATGAAAATCTTTTATTGCTAGATGAGACTAAAAAAGAAGAAGTAAAAAATTACTATACAGAAAGTATTCCAGAAGACGAAATTGGTGAAATTTTTGCTAATCAATATAATTTTTATGAATTTGATTCAAAATCTCAGGCAGTTGATACAGCATATGATTGGTTTCCACAATATAAAGATTTAGAAGATACTGACTATTATATTGAATGTTACGTTATTTCACCAAGTGGATCTATTCCATATACTAATAAAACTATACCAAAACCACAGACAATTTGACATCCATTGGTGTCTGTGTTATTCTATGATGAAATTTGCAAGAAATAATGAAAGTTCCTACAAAACCAGAATTGACGCACTTGCAACTTCAAGCAATGATGCGTGATCACAATATTCCAAAAAGTGAGATAATGTATTGTGGTGAACGTGAATATACCATTGAGTATCAAGCACATCCCGAATATCATGGTCATATGATGCATTGGTATCTCATTGCTGGTGAGCATGAGGTGCCAGTTTGTGACATTGCATCTATTGACGCAGTAGACACTGATTAAAGTGTCACACTAAATTGCTCATAGAGTCATTGATGCTCTATAATACTTTTTGTTATGTCACCTTGCTTGTCATGGCATTCTTTTGGAAATCATGTTCTACTGTTGCAATTGCAGGTCTTTGTATTGTTTCTTATCCAAACGCATTTTCAGAATTAGCCATGACTATTGTTGATCTTGTCCATGCTCCTGCCAAAGCACGTGAAGGAGAACAATACTAAATTACTTTAAAGTTAAATATGGAAAATTCTAAACACGAAAAACGTAGAGATGCACTTGGTCTATTTTATGAAAGTGTATTAAAACCTGATCCATACCTTCGTCAATGTGCACATAATCAAAAATGTTACAATGAGTTGATGGAATGGCGTTCTGAAATTATTGAACATCTTGATCGTCGTCGCAATGAGGAGTTTAACTAATGACTATTGAAGGACGCCCCGAGATTCAACATGACTGGAAAAAAGAGTTTGCGAGACAGCGCAAAGATCGTCTCCAAGATGCTATCGATGAGTATCTCCAAGATCATGAAGTATCAGTACGACAAACATATGAAGAAATGTTATCTTGTGTGCAAGATGTGATAGACTATCACAAGAAATGCTTAGATCGTGCAGTTAATCTTAAATTTTTTATGATGGGTCATCGTGAGATTGACACCCTGGATGAACTTGCTGCTAAATGGCAGTATGACAAATTACCAAAACGTTTTTAATGAGTAAATTAAGTTCTTTTTCATTTAAATATGGTGATCTAGTTTCATATCATAGTACAACTGGATGGGTAAATTTTATAGGTGACGATTACGTCACCATTTGTTTCATTGACAAACCTGATAACACCACTCGTAATGGTCGTTATCAAGCAAATCTTGTAGTTTATCGTAATTATTGGCATGAAGTACGCAGTTGTGTGGATGAAGAACAAGAAGAAGGGACAAGCGAAACAACAAGCTATTTTCTACAATCTAGAGGATGCGATTATGTGGGAGCAGCACATTAACAAGACTGAACATGCTAAAACTGAACTGCATCCTATCTGGGGTGACATTTGACGAACTGGTATGGGGTGCTTGACGGCGCCTCTTTTTCATTTTATACTTACAGAGTAATCAATCAAAGCACATGAACATTTCTCAGGTCAGCAATGCTATCTATGTTGGAGAAGTTGTTGCAACTGGTCAACAATATAGTGGTAATCATTATGTTTATCATAAAGATAAAATTAAACTTCAGTATGATATCAATTTTCCGAAAAAACTGAGAAGCAAGCATGTTTCTATGTCTTACATCATTACTATTGATGATGTGATTTATAAGATTGGTCAGTCTTCTGCAAAAGATGGTATTGATGGTTGCATGAACTTTTATATGAGCGGTGGTCAAGATGACTCTGGTCAAAATCGTTTTCTTATTAACTATCTGATTCGTGAACAACTTAATCTAGATAAAACTATTAAAGTATATTTTATCTACATGGATAAAATTCGAGTAGAAGTTCCTGGTTTAAATGGGAAAGCATGGGTGTGGAGTCCTGTTAGTGCTAAAGCGATCGAGCAACTCTGCCTGAGTCAGTATAAAGAATCAGAAGGTAAATATCCTGTTTGGAATTTTCAAGAAAAGAAAGAAAAAATTCCTCAGCATATTGCCGAAGCGTTTGGAGATTTTAAGAAAAAACGTGCCAAGAAGGGTTGACAAATAAAAAATAATAGTTTATAATAATGGAACCGAAGCAAAATGCTCGGTTCCATTTTTAATATCATCCTACAAGGAGATTTACATGACTATCACAATCCCCACTGGTGTGGTTATTCCACGCCTGCCAGATTCTGCTGGCGAAAATATTTCTGTTGAAGTTCTAGAATATGAGATCTATCGACATTATCCGCAATGGATTACACAACGCAATACGAAGGCACGTTCCAAGAAGTCTTCTGTTCGTTCTAACTTAGAAGTTTTACGCGCTCCTCATCTCATTGTTGCTATCGGTGAACTTACTGCCGATGATGAAGATGAGAACGGCAATGAGTACAAAGCAGGTACTCGTTTCATTATTGATTCTTGCACTCGTCGCCTCTTTTGGGAAGAAGGGATGACAAATGTTGTTCCTCAAGCATTGATTGCTGTTATTTACAAAGAGGCAACTCTTGTTGAACTGCGTAAGCATTATTATGCTTATGATAACCCTGATGCTGTAGAGCAAGCAGGCGAAGTTATGACTGGTATCTACGGTCTATTTGACTTCAAACCTAAGTCTAACAAGATCATTGGCGGTACTATCGTCACTGGTCAAAACTATGCTTCTATGTGGACTCCTGGTGCTCCTCTTTACAATACTAACAAAGGTATTTGGGGCATTGAACCCAGTGAGAATGACACTCGCACCACTGCTAAACGATGGGCGATGGCAGAACAATTTAAGTTCTGGCGTCCTGAGTGGGAATATCTTGATCGTTTCAAGATCGGTCTCTCTGGTAGTGTGATTGATCAACCTTTGCTTATGGCATTGTTGATTGCATCCAAAGTATATGCGGATAAACCTGTTTTTGATGACTTGATTTACAAGTTAAACCGCAAAGACTACAACGCTGCTGAGAAGAAACCCATTTCCTTCATTGGTGAAGCAGCGACTGGTGCTACTAGCAACGTCTACAAGAAGGACACTGCAAGTTTTGAAACTTATAAAGCAGCGTTCAACTTCTATTTGTATTGGATTCAGCGTCACATGGAAGATGCTGATCAAACTGGTTGCAAAGGTCGTCAAGGTGGTTACGATGGTTATGGCAACGAATGGGTTGCAAAGTATATCGTAACATGCGATAATACTATTCTTGATCACATCTCTGAAAACTAATATATGACAAAGACTCCTATTCGCTATGCTGGTGGCAAGAGCAAAGCATATAAAATTATTACTGAGTTCTTGCCTGAGACTGATCGTATCATCTCACCATTCATTGGTGGTGGTTCGCTTGAGTCACGCTGGTCATCTGAATTAGGTAAGGAAGTTATCGGTTTTGATATCTTCCACGCTCTAGTCAACTTCTGGAACGTTCTGCTTGACTCTCCTAATGAGTTGGCAGACAAACTTCAGGAGTTGACTCCTACCAAGGAGAAATACTCTGAAATAAAAGAGTATTTGGTTCAGTGGGACTATACACAAGAGATGCTCAAAGACTGGAGCACTGATCACTATAAGAGAGACCCAATACAATTGGATAGTATCACTGCTGCAGCATATTATTATTTCAATCACAATCTGTCTTATGGTCCAATGTATATGGGTTGGATGAGTAAGATCTACCAGGACCAGAAAAAATGGGACAAGATGGTGAAGAATATTCGCGACTATGAGAATCCAAATCTAACTGTGCGTGAGGATACGTTTGATCATGTGATCCCTGCACACTCTAATGATACATTATATCTTGATCCTCCTTATTATTTGAAGAAAGACGCAGATAATAAGATGCTCAAGGGCATGTATCCTAACTGCAATATTGATGTGCATCACACTGGTTTTGATCATGAGAAACTGTGTGACCTTCTGCACAATCACAAAGGCAACTTCATACTCTCGTATAACAATTGTGAGACAATTAGAGAGTATTACAAAGACTTTGATCTATACTATCCTGAGTGGCATTACTCTTACCAATTAGGTGAGACGAGAATTGGTGAGAACCGCATTGCTACCAAAAGCGACAACACTAAGGAGTCGCATGAGATTCTGATCGTAAAGGTAGACAGTTCAAAAACCTGCACACCTGACCTTCCACGCCCCCTCAGTGCTCTGTATGATTACTAGGTAATCAAGGAAAACTACTGATCATGACCCACCCACTGACTGACGAAATCTGTCGTGCTATTGATGATAAAGCATCGACGAAGACGAATGACTGGAAGGGTTGCATGAGAGCTGGTGCCGATTGGCAGTTGGAGCAGGTGATTCATGTCTGGGA